GAGCAAGGATTTCTTAAGACTGGGTCCGACATGGCTCGATGCCTATGTGCGCGCGATCCTCTCCGAGGCAAACGGCGTAGCATTGGAAACCGCAGTGGTAGACGGCGACGGAAACAACTGCCCGATCGGAATGACGAGAGATCTTACCAAAGGATCCACCACGGAAGGAAAGACCACCTACACCAGAAAGACGGCAACAAAGGTAACAAAGCTGGATCCGGCAACCTACGGTTCCATCCTTGCAAAGCTTGCAAAAACACCGTCCGGACGTCAGAGAAACATCCAGAACGTGATCATGGTAGTGAATCCGGCGGACTACATGGAGAAGGTAATGCCGGCGACCACGATCTTGACGCCGCAGGGAACCTATGTAAGCGACGTGCTCCCGTTCCCGACGAAGGTGATCCAGAGCGTGGGCATGCCGACCGGACATGCGGCGGTGGGACTTGGAAAGAGGTATTTCCTCGGCCTTGGAAGCAGCAAGGAAGGACTGATCGATTATTCCGATCATGCACAGTTCCTTGATGACAACCGCGTGTACACCACACATCTGTATGGCAACGGAACACCGCTGGACAACAATGCTTTTGAGTATCTGGACATTTCCGGACTGGAAGCACTGTCCTATGTATCGAACACAAGCACAACCACAGAGTAATGAGGAGGACAGACCATGCTTGAGAGTCTGAAAAACTATCTGAACATCAGCTATGATGACGAAGCGACGGACAAAATGCTTAACGGAGCAATTGAGCGCGGCAGGAAAGTACTGAACGATTACGCAGGCGTGGAGCTGGACTACGAAGAGGAGGGGCTGCCGCGACAGCTCCTCTTTGATTACTGCAGGTATGTCCGTTCCCACGCAGCGGAAATGTTCGAGACGAATTTCAAGCACGACCTTATCACATTGCGGGAATTGGCAGAGGTGAAAGCATATGCAGATCAAAACGACGGTACCGTTTCAGACGTACAATGACGGGATTTGCCAGCTGTGCAGGCTGGATAACGTGGCAGAGCCGGGGCTTATGCCGAAAAAGGCACTCACGGTGATCCATGAGCGCGTCCCGTTCGAGCAGCGCAAAGTCGGGGTAACCCGTTTTTACGACGCAATGCAGGAAAACGTGGAAATAACAGCGGTGATCCGGGTGCCGGATCACTTTGACGTGTCCACGCAGGATTACTGCATCCTTGACGGGAAACAGTACGGCATCCATCAGGTGCAGGAAGTGACCGACACCATGCCGCCGTCACGAGATCTGTCACTCAAGAAGACGGAGGCAGAGTATGACGTTACAGGAATTTAGCAAGGTCCTTCTTTCCGTGACAGACAAGGTATACCATCTCGAAGCATGGAAAGAAAGCGACGAGTATATCGTCTGGCAGGAAATCCAGAACCGGAGCTCATACGGCGAAAACGGAAGATTTGCGACGGTAAAACGCGTGCAGGTGGATCTGTTCACAAAGGAGGAGTTTTCGGAGCTGTTAGACAAGCTCCTGGAGACACTTGAAGAAAACGATGTGGCGTCCGATGATCCGGTGCCGGATTACAACAAGGACACGAAGGTCATGCGCTACATCATCCAATGCGAGGTGATATGACATGCCGGGGATACAGTTTGACGGACTCGATGATCTGATCGGCGACCTTGAGAAGCTGGCAGACCTTCCGGATGAAGTTATGGACGGGATGGTAAACGCAGAGGCGGATGTCGTGGTAAAGGCTCACAAAAAAGAGCTGGAAGCGCGTGGAATGAGACAAACCGGGCAGCTGATCAATTCCGTCGGAAAGACGGGAGTGACAACAAAGGGTTATTCGCACGCGGTGGACGTGTATCCGCAGGGAACACGGGATGACGGCGTAAGGAATGCCGAGGTTGGATTTATTCTGGAATATGGTTCGCCGAAGAAACATATTCCGGCGAGCAACTGGATGGCACAGGCAAACGAAGGATGCGCCGACGAAGCGGTAAAAGCCGCAGGAGCGGTGTATGATGAATTTTTAAAAAAGCACAATTTATAAGCAGGAGGAAAAAAGAATGGCAGCATTTGGAGCAAAATATTTAAGTTTCGCACCGATCAAGGAAGAGGCAGAGAACGCATTGCCGACGTATGAGACTGGCGGTGCATCTTCGCTCGGAAAATTGGTAAAGGCAGATCTTACCGTGAACTTCGCGTCAGGGGAACTGTACGCGGACGACAAGCTGGCGGAGAAGGTGGACGAGTTCGCAAGCGGATCACTTTCCGTGGAAGTGGATGAGTTAAAGGACGAACAGGCGGCAAAGATTTACGGATCGACCTATGACGCGAAAGAAGGAAAAACGGACAATACCGGCGACACCGTCCCGGCAGTAGGTTTGACGTACTGCAAGTCCCTGATGAAGAACGGAAAGAAATTTTTCCGCGGATACTACTATCCGAAGGCAAAAGCGCAGATCGGAAGTGACAGCGCAGCGACGAAATCCTCAAGCATCACGCTTGCGACAGCACCGATCACGTTCACCATTCTGGAGGCGGAAAACGGCGACTGGAGACACACAAAGGAGTTCGACACCGAAACCGAAGCAAAAGCATGGTGCGAAGAGAAACTCGCAAACACCACAGAATAAGACACATGAAAACCGCCCGGGGATCCTCGGGCGGTTATGAGCAGAGGATCGTATGAAGGAGAAAATCTATGCTGGTAAGATACACAAAAACAAAATTAAACGGAAAAGAGATCTATTTAGCCTACACCGTAAGCGCAATGTTCCAGATCAACGACATGCTGGAGGATGGACAAGACCTTCTTTCCGTGCTAAGCGGCGGCAACGAGAAAGAATTGGAACGGTGCTGCGAGGCAATCTGCATCCTTGCGAGGAGCGGGGCGAAGGCGCGGACAATGGAGGGCTATGAGGCATCCTACGCGCCGACGAAAGAAGAGTTGCTGACCTGCATGCTCCCGATTGAATATATGCAGATCAAGAAGGAAGCCGTAAACGCAATCCTGCTCGGATACGGGCGTGAGGTCACGGATCCAAACGAAGAGGTAGACATGGAGCTTGCGGAACTCGAAAAAAAACAAAACCCACCAGAGCAGGCGTCCTAAACATGGCGGTTCTGGTGGGAATGAGCATAAGTGAAGCCCTGGAGAGTTCCCCAGGGCTCATATTCGACATGATGGAATTAAAAGCGCAACAAAACGGCTGGAAAAAGAAAGAGATGGATTAGTGGATGCTCTTCTTGAGTTCCTCGATATCGCGTTCAATTTCCTCAACGCGACGTTTGCGCTCTGCTTTTTCGGAATAGGATTTTAAAACTTGTATACAGGATTTAACAGCAAAATAAGGCAAAGTCAAAAAGAACATAAAACCAATAATATTCATACTGACACCTCCTTGTGATTTCATTATAGCAAGGAGAAAACGAAAGTCAAGATTGAGGTGGCAAAATGAGCCAGACAGAAAGAAAAATTGTCACAAAATTAACCGTCGATGGGGACGCGGAATATTCCAAAAAACTAAAGAATGCGACGGCGTCATTAAGCGAGCAAAAAAGCGCACTCAAGTTACTGAATGAGGAGTATAAAAATTCACAGAACAGCCTGGAAGCCTTGCAGAAAAAAGTAGAACAGTTAAAGCTGGTACAGGCGGAAAATACAAAGGTTGTGGAAGCTGCAAAAGAGGGACTGCTCAATGCCACGAAAGAACAGTCCAAATACGCGGCACAGGTTGAAGCGGCAAAGGAAAAGATCAAAAACGCGGAAGACGAGCTAAGCGGGCTGAACACATCCACCGAAGAGGGCGCAAAGCGGCAGCAGGAACTGACCGAGGAAATAAAAAAGTACCAGTCGGAGCTCGACAACGCGGAAGCAATGCAGCAGAAAGCGACGGAAGCGGTGGATGACTGGGCAGCGCAGCAGAGCAAGGCGAAGACCAACCTGAATAATACGAATATGGCGTTGCTGCAAACAGAGGGATACCTGAAAGAAGCGACGGAAAGCTCGGACGGATTCGCCACGAGCATCGACGCACAGGGGAAAAAGGTTAAGCAGGCGGCGAATAATCAGGAAAACCTAAACAAGAAATACGAAAATACATCTGCGGCGATTGATGCATTAACAGGATCAATTGCTGCGGGCAAAATCCAGGAAAGCGCAGAAAAAATAAAAGAGGCATTGCTGGAATGCATTGATGCTGCAGCGGATTTTGAGACAGCACTTGCGAAGGTGAGCACGATTGCAGATACCGAGAGCGTGAGTCTGTCAACAATTCAGAGCGCGATCATGGAACTATCAAATAAAACCGGAAAGTCTGTAACTGATCTGTCGGACGCGGCTTACAATGCGATTTCCGCTGGAGTGGATACGGCGAACGCGGTCGAGTTTGTGGCGACGGCTAATAAGCTGGCAACCGGCGGTTTCACGGACAGCACCACGGCCGTTGACATTTTAACCACTGCATTGAATGCATATGGACTGGAAGTAAGCGAAGTATCGCAAGTATCGGATTACCTGATTACCACCCAGAACTTGGGCAAAACGACGGTAAACGAATTGGCGGCATCACTCGGTAAAGTAATTCCGGTTGCTTCTGCATATAACGTTGAGATGGACAACCTCTCGGCAGCAATGGCAATCCTTACTGCAAACGGTATTGCGACTGCAGAAGGAACGACATACTTAAAGGCAGCGATCAACGAACTGGGAGACAGCAGCTCGACGGTGGCTGTCACCTTACAAGAAAAGACCGGAAAATCATTCAGTCAGTTGATGGCGGAAGGCTATTCCCTCGGTGATGCAATGGAGATTCTTGCGGACGCGGTCGGAAACGACAACACCAAATTTAACGAACTGTGGAGCAGTTCCACGGCGGGAATCGCGGCATTGTCCATCCTGTCATCCGGATCAGCGAAGTACAACAGCGTGCTGTCACAGATGCAAGTCAGCGCAGGGGCAACGGAAAAAGCTTATGCAAAGATGGCAGACACAACCGAGGTGGCGGAGCAAAAGCTCACGAACGCCTTCGATAACCTGAAGATCGCGGTGGGAAGTGAATTGCAAAACCAGATGAACGGTGCATACGAGAGCGGGACGAATCTGGTAAACTGGGCGACGGAGTTCGTGGAAACAAACGAGTGGGTAGTTCCGGCGATAGAAATGGTGGCCGGAGTTCTTTCTGCATTAGCGGTTGGAATCACAGGCGTGACGGTTGTGACAAAAATACTGATTCCACTATGGGCGGAATTTACAGGCGCATTAGCGACGAACCCGGTAGGCGCAATCGTATTAGGAGTAACGGCACTTGCGGCCGCAATTACACCGCTTATCCTTAATACAAAAGAGCTGACCAGCGAAACGCTGGAACAGGCGACTGCATGGAAAGAATTAGGTGATGAACTGCAGGGAGCGACAGATGCCTACAAAGAACAGCAGGAAGCGATCGCAGAAGACGAAGCGGACATAACAAAGCTCACGACAGCTCTAATAAATCTGACATCGGGAGAAGGAAAATCCGTAACTTTCAAACAGGCGATATTGTCGTTGGTTGACCAGCTGAACGAGAAAATACCGGAATTGAACCTGGCATACGATGAGCAGACCGGAAAGCTCAACATGACAAATGAAGAGCTGGAAAAATATATCCAAAACCAGGTGCTTCTTGAAAAATACGAAAATGCAGTAAGCCAGTATGCCACAATTTATGCGGACAACATGGAAGCCACGGAAGCCCTCGAAGAGGCACAGGAAAAACTGGCAGAGGCACAGGAAAAACTGAAAGAAAAGCAAGAAGAACTGGTAGGAACAAATAGCGCATGGAACAGCTCGTCACAGGAGCTAACCGATGAGATAAACACCGGCGCGGCGGAAGTAAGGGAACTCCAGGATGCAGTGGACAGTTTGAGCGAGTCCGTGGCAACCTCACAATCAGCGCTTACAGATGCCCAGTACGACATGGACATGTACACCATCGAAACGGCAACCATGACCGAGGCACAGCGCGCAGCAATCGACACATGGCTGGAAGAAGCCTCAACGATGGAAGAAGGGACTCCGGAATACTACGAGCGGATAGATGCCATTGCGGCACTCGCAGAAAAGTATAACGAATCCTATACCCAGGCGCAGGCGGATATGGATGCGCAGATCGCAAAGATTGAAGAGCTGCAGGCGGCGTATGACGAAAGCTATCAGTCAGCCTATACCAGCATTACCAACCAACTGGGGCTCTTCGATGAGATGCAAGCCGGAACGTCCATCAGCATTGACCAGATGATCGCAAACCTCGATTCCCAGATTTCCTATATGGATGACTACGCGGAAAACATGCGGACGGCAATGGAGCTGGGCGTAAATGAGGGGATCCTGCAGCAGTTGAGTGACGGATCCGCGGAGTCCGCGGCAATCCTTCAAGAAATCGTAGACGGCGGCGAGGAAAAGATCGGAGAACTGAATGAAAAGTTTGCGCAGGTCGAAGACGGGAAAGATGAGTTTGCAAGCGCAATTGCCGAGATGGAAACACAGTACAATACCGATCTGGAAACGCTTGTGCAGGACACGGCGGAAGCCGTTCAGAACATGGCGCGCTACGACGATGCATATGATTCAGCGGTACAGACATGCAACGGTATCATCACCGGCATAGACGAAAGCGAGCAGAGCGTGGTTGACCGGTATACAGCATTGGCAAATGCAGCAGTAGCAGCATACAACGCGGCAATGGTGATCAAGTCACCATCCAGACGATTCAAGCAATCATCGGAGATGACCATGGAAGGAATCATGGTCGGCGTGGATTCCAGGGAAAGCGAAGTGCTGGGAACCTATCAGGATCTGGCAAAGAAGACCATCGAGGCGTACAACAGCGAGATGGAAGAGATTGCAGAGCGCGGGAATCTGGTATCATATGCCGAGCGCATCCCGCAGGTAATAGAGGAAAAGTACATTTCCGGAAATTCGACACATAACACGACGAACAACAGCACCACACAGAATTTTTATATTTCCACGCCGGTCAAGTCGCCGAGCGAACTGATGCGCGCGGCGCGTCTGGAACAAAAATACGGACTGGCAGGAGCGTAGGAGGCAGATATGTATATAAAAATCGTAAGGGACG